AAGGTGGTCTTAACTCGCTATATAGCCTGAGTACGGTAGGGGGTCGGGAAGTGCGGGGTAGTAAGGTGGACTTTCTGCACTGTAGTGAGGTAGCAAGCTGGGGGCACGGTGGAGAGGAATACTTGCTCGGTCTTCTCAATTGTGTTGTTCAAGGTTTTAAAACAGAGGCTATTATTGAGAGCACGGCTCAAGGCACGGGCGGCGTATTCCATGACATGTTCTGGGATGCTTATTCTGGGGACAGTGGTTGGGAGGCGGTGTTCTTCCCCTGGTATATGTTCAGTCATTATACAAAAGACTTTAAAGACGATGATGAGCGACAGGAGTTTCAGGCTATACTTGGAACGGATGATAGATACGGAGGTGAGGAGGAAGCAAAGCTTCTGGGAGTCTCGTGTGAGTTTGACATTGGTGCGGAAGATCCGCTCAGGTTTGAGGTAACGCTAGAGAATTTAAACTGGAGGAGGCAGTGCATACGGACCCAGTGCCAGAATGACCTGAATAAGTTTCACCAGGAGTTTCCTAGCACCGCGAGAGAGGCTTTTGTATCAACGGGTAGAGGGGTGTTTCCGAGGGAACAGTTAAATGAGATGGTTTTGGATGCGGAAAAGCTATCCCGGGAAGTGCCGAGTGAGGGGTTCCATATTCCGATACAGGCGTACAAAGAAGGTAGGACTAAAGAGAAGTATATTATAGAGGCCCAGGATGATGGAGAGCTTCAGGTTTGGCAGAGACCTAACAAACAACGGGACTATAGGATTGGCGTTGATGTGGCGGAAGGCCTTGATATAGGCCGAGATACAGACTGGTCAGTAGCGGTAGTGATAGATCCTCACACGTTTGAGGAGGTGGCCATGCTGCGGTGCAAGATAGATCCAGACCTACTGGCTTGGCAGTTGGCTAGTCTGGGCAAGTGGTACAATAATGCACAGTTATTTGTAGAGAGAAATAATCATGGACTTGTAACTTTGAAATTTCTCCAGGAGATTCATTTGTATCCCAATCTCTACTCAGAAAAGATTTTAGATGAAAGGTCGTCTCGTACCGCTAGAAAGCTGGGATTTCATACGACTGTTAAGTCTAAGCCCCTGATAATAGACTATTTACGGGAGCTAATACGGGAAAGGGAAATAAAGATTCATTCTCCAAAGTTACTGGATGAGCTACAGACTTTTGTAAATTTACCTAATGGCAAAATGGCGGCACAACCGGGATCACACGATGATTGTGTTATGGCCCTGGCAATAGCTGCATTTGGAGCAAAGATGTATCCGGCATCGGGTCAACACCAACAAAGACATGTGCCGTTTTACCGGAGGCCACTAAAACTATTTACCCCTTCTAGTTTATGACCAATGTTATTACAGCAGACTTTGGACAACGACATTTAGAAGAGGACCTCGAACCTATAATGTCTAGTCTGATTGACGTATTTATAGAGCATTTTGGGGAGGAGGCTGGCTTGAAGCTATCACTTGGCATCTGTGCTTCGCTGAACAATTTATCTGAAAAACTAGAAAAGGAAATAAATGGCAGAGGAAGTACAAGCGATTGAGGTTGAGGTCAAGACGGTTAGTGCGCCGCTTGATGATCTTGCCAATTTAGTTCAGGAAAAGTTTACCGAGGCACGGACTTATCGGCGGGATCACGAGACGCACTGGCAGGAGTCCTATGATGCGTATAGGGGGAAGTATCCCAGTCATATAAACAAATCAACGGAACTGGCAAATGAGCGCGGGATTTTTGTCAACCAGACTAGACGAAAAGTCAATTCGGCTAAAATCAAGATTGGCACACTCTTATTTGAAGATGGTCGCATTCCTTTCAGTATTACGCCTTCTCGGAGGCCTAGATTTATTCCGCCTGACTTGGATGCGCCTGCTGGAAGGCCTGACCTTCTTGAGGATGCGATCCGGGGTCGTGCTGAAAATATGGAGAACAGAATACGGGATATACTCGATAGGACAGGGTATAACCAGGCTGTTCAACATAGCATCCATGAAATGTGCTTGTATGGCACAGGATGTACGAAAGCTATTTCGCTGGAAAGGAGAAATTTTCCTGTATTCCGCTCGGCAGGAGCTTCAGATTATATGCTGGAGGTGGAAGCGGCGAAGGAAGAAGAGCTCGTACCAGCAGTAAAACATGTTTCTATATGGAACATATTCCCTTCACCTGAAGCAGAGAGTCCACAAGATGCTGACTACATTGTACAACGGAGCTTTGTCAGCCCTAAGCAACTTAGGGAGATGGCTAAAGTTGATGACAGTTTCATACCAGGAACTATTGAAGAAGTTCTTAAACAAGGATTTGGAGAACGATCAGGATACGACGAAAGCCAACACCCAAGAGTCTACGACGAATCAAGCTACGTCCGGGTGAAAAGCATAGAGATCCTGGAGTTCTGGGGCAAGGTAGATGTCAAAGACTTTAGGCCTTATTTAAGTCTCGAAGAAGACGACATGAGGGAGAACCTTGATGTTGTTATGACGGTGATAGGAGATAAGGTGGTCAAGATGGAGGAGAATCCATTTGATGGACAGATGCCTTATCACTTCTGTTACTGGCAGAAGAATCCTGAGACGATATGGGGCGATGGGATCTACTACGCGATTAGGGATGTTCAGGCTATTTTGAACTTTAGCTATGCGATGATGGTAGAGGGCAAGTCTTTGTCATCGGTGCCGATCACCGTGGTTGACCCAAATGCTTTTGAGGCGGGCGAGGACACGGAGCAGATGTACGCGGGCAAGCAGATAAGGTTGAAGCCGGGACAGAGCGTGAGGGATGCGTTTCAAGCGGTGGTGTTACCTGATGTTACCAATGGTTTAATAGGGCTAATACAGCAGTTGGAACGGGAGGCTGACCTGGACAGTGGTCAGACCGCTATTGGTTACGGTGACATGAGCCCATCGCAGACTAAAACGGCAACGGGCATGAGCATTCTCAATAGCAATGCCAACCGACAGACCGCAGATGTTGTGCGTTCAGTTAGTAATATGATCACACAGAATATTCAGTCTATATATAGGTGGCTGATGGTTGACTCACCCGACAATACAATCAAGGGTGACTACGAAGCATTGAGTACGGGTTACGAGCAGTATGTTGCAAAAGAGGTTCATAATACACAGCTTATGCAGTTCTTGCAGGTTGCTGGATCTTTGCCTCAGTTTCAGATGTTTATCAAGCACGAGGCTTTTATCCGGCCCCTGTTAAGGGCGTTTAATCTTGATCCCGAGCAAATGCTGAAGACTGAAGATCAGGTTGCTATGGAAATGCAGCAGGGACAGCAATCGCAACAGCAACAGTTGATGCAACAACAGCAGATGCAACAGCAGGCAATAGCGGCTCAAATACAAGCTAAGGCGCAGGCTGATATGGCGGTTGAGCAGGCAAAAGCCTTGTTGCAGGAAAAGAAGGCCGTTAGTGATGATCAACGTGAAATGGAAATTAGGGAACGTCTTGAATTAATGAAGCAAGGGAACGTGCTTCACCCTGCTAATCTCTCAAAGAGCTCTATCTTATTGCAAGAAGAGCAAATGGCTCAACAACAGGCTATGATTCAGCAACAACAGGCGCAGGAACAGCAGATGATACAAATGGCTGAACAGCAAGAGGCGCAGAGAATAGCTCAAGAAGATCAAGAGATCATGGAAGAGATCGCGCAGGAACGGCAACAAATGGCATCGGACAGATTACAAGGGGGTCCAGATGCTTCAGACATAAGACGACAGGAGATGGAAGAGAATGCGCCAACCGGATAAATATATTGACAATAAAACAATTGCTCTTTTAACTGAACATCCAGGGTGGAAACACCTGAAGAACCTGTTTATGGACAGGTTGGATGCGGAGATGGAGTCGATAGTTCGTGCTCCACTTCACGATACCGAGTCACTAGCGAAGCACAATGTTCGCATTGGCCGGATACAGGCCTGGGAGGAGATATTAAAATATCCTGAGCAGGCGACAAACAAACCGACCTCTACCGGATAGCCGAGGGGTCAACACCTTAGATCCGTTTTCAACGGGACATCGAAAGTGTAAAGGACATTATGGCAGAAGAAACGCAGGAAGTTTCTCCCCAAGATGAAGAACTTGGCACAGAGGAACAGAGCGACGAGGAACTCTGGGAAACCGCAGGAGAAGAATCAGAAGAGTCAGAAGACATCGAAGACGAAGTCGAAGAAGAACCTGAAGAGGAAGAGACTGAGGAAGAGGAACCTGGACACGATTACGAGAAAAGGTATAAAGACCTAGAAAGAGAGTTCCACAAACGTAATGAGGATAGCGCAAGAATGCGCGATGAGTTTCAGGATATGCGGTTGCAGAACCTGGAGCTTAAAAGGCAGATGGAAGAGTTCCAAACTCAACCTACAGCTAAGGCTGAGAAAGAACCGCCAACGCCGGGATCTGATGAGTTCTTCACGGATGATGACCGGCAAACAATGGACGAGTTTAGTGAGCTAACAAAGACGTTTACTAAGATCGCCCAGGCAGAAGCAGCAAAGGTCGCAAAACAAGTTAATGTTGGCGACAAGCTAGAGACCCTGGAAAGAAGTGTTAAAGATAGAGAATATCAGGACTTTTTGGTGTCCCACGAAAACCACATGTTAAGTGAGGTGGGTGAGGACTACAGGGAAATAGACAAGGATGCAGATTTTCAGTCATTTGTTCTGGCAAGTCCTGCAATGACTAAGATGATGACCGAGTCGGTTGATCCTAGAGATCATGCTTCTGTT